ATTGAACATTGTACTTTTCGGCAATTCCAATTATATAGATGGAGAGGAAGTGAACTACAAGAGACTTCCAAGTGCCATTCCTCTAAATTGTCCGAAGGTGTCTGTAGTGCTTGCTCAGAACGGAACTGAAGAAGTTCATGCAATGCAGCAAGCAAATCCTAAACAGGCTCCAGTCAGTGCTATGGGTATCGTAATGGCTTGTCTTGCCGTATGTGGAGTGGAAGAAAGTATAGGTTCTCTACAAAAATGTGACCTGAACAAGAACGAGCAATTCAATTATCCTGAATTCGGTTTTGGAAAGAATTATTTGAGTATAGCTGATGTGAACTATATATGGGCAAATACCATCAGTTCCAATGGCTATATCATTCCGGTTGATTATGAAGGACTGGAAGCATCCTATTTCTTGTGCAATGACCAAACGTTGAGTGTGGGCGACTATAGTTCCATTGCCAACAATAGAGTTATGCATAAATGCCGTAGAGCCGTTTCTACAGCTTTGATTCCATATATCAACAGCCACCATATCTATACTCCAGGTACAAAGAACATCAGTGTAACATCCATATCCATCATCACTGATTCCATCAACACGATACTTGATTCAGCAATGAGGAACAAGTCTGGTCAGGAACAGATTGGAGGAAGGGTCGTCACGTTCCTTGAAAACTCAAATATCCTTGAAACTGATGAAGTTGCGTTGAGACTTTCAGTTAATCCGGTAAACTATAGCGGATATATTGAAGAAGAAGTTTCACATAACATGATTTAAGCACAACTCTCTTTCATATAAACATTTTTTGCATCCCCAGGTCGTTCTCGGCTTGGGGTTTTTTATGACTATTAATAAGTATAACTTTAACATTGTATTAATATGTCAGATGTAAAGAATTACATAGTCCAGTATGACATACGGGCTAATACGGAACAGGCCGCTGCACAGCTCCGTGCAATAATGGAATCCATTGCTGGAGTTGAGGGACCTATGAAAACTCTCCAACAGACACTTGGTACTTTGAACAGTACTTTAACCCAGTTGAAGAGCAATCAGAACTTAGCATTTGCTCCAACAATTGACACTACATCCTTTGATAGAAAATTAAAGGCAATGCAGGTAAGTGTCAAAACTGCCGCTGATGAAATGGCAGCTGCCATAAATAGAGCATTGCAAGGTAATACTGCTGTTGGAAAAGCTGCAAAAAATAGCTTGGGTAATGTTTTAGGTCCAAGAACAGCCAAAGACATTCAAAAGGATATTGCTGCATATAAAGAAAAGATTAATCAAATAATGGGTGCTCCCGACAAAAAGACCGGGAAACGCCATTTTGCTTTTGCAGACCTTAACGATGAACATAAAGCTCAAGTAAAGGCTTTGAGACAACAAATATCGAATGATAGCAAATTGTTGAAAGAAGCTGAAAAACTTGAACGACAAAATGCGGCAGTACAAACAAAGAGTGAAAAAACTGCTCAAAAAGCAGCTTCTAAGCCAACAGTTGCCACCAAAGCTCAAGCTGCACGACTTACCAATGTTACACCGGCAATAATTCGTGAATGGGGCAAAGTATTTGGCAATACAAAAGCCAAGTCATTGACTGTTAGCATTTATGGTAAAGCTGATGGTCCAAATGGAGCTATAACTGTAATCAACCAAGTAAAAACCATACTTGGTGAACTTGGCGCATTGGGTAAATTCGATATTATGCCCAAGCCAAATGCAGCTGCATTTACAGAAATTGAAAGCAAGTTAAGCAGTCTTGCTGCTCTCAGTAAGTCCGTAATGGCTCCTTTCACTGGAGATACGACCAAGAAACAAGGAAAGTCAAACACACTTGTAGGTCTCACTAAGGATGAACAGAAAAAACTGGAACAAGCAAGAGCGTCCGCTACAGATTACAAAAAGAAAATTGATGATGTACAGAGAAAGCTGTATGCAAACCAACAAAGGTATGACCAACAGCCAACTCCAGCATTAAAAGGACAAATAACCCGTGGAACCAAACTGTTGCAACAATATAAATTGGGTCTTTCGACTGCTCAATATGATATTCAGCAACTTCAAGAAAAAGCTGCTCCAGCTGTACAGCCCACAACAAAAATTGCACCTTTAACCATCAATGTTGTCGGTAATCTCACCGGCGTTAACAATGTAGGAAAAGAGTTTCCTGTAAATGTTATCGGACAGATACAAAAACTTCAGCCACCAGCAAATGCTGAAATTCCAATAGCTGTTAAGATAACGGCAAGTCAGGTCAACCAATCATTGAAAGTGATTCCTAGACCTGAGCTTCCAGTCAGCATTAAGTTGATGTGGAATAAGGGAGCTATTGGCAAGCAGGAACAGCTAAAGGCTATACAAGATAAGGTTCCTCCAATCAATCTTGACCTTAATATCACTCCAGCATTGGAAAAGCTGGAAACATTCGTCGGTCAAGTAAAGGCTAGTAGCCCACAAACCATTACTCTTAAAGCAAGTGGTAGTGGAAGCGCAAGTGCAACTAACGGCGGTTCAGGAAGTACAACTACAACTGGCGGCAGCAACAAGAATGCTTCACAAAGTGCAGTCACTTCAAAGATGCACAATTCAGCTCTTCCATTTGCAAGAAGTCAAGGCCAATTAAAGGCTGTGACAGACAATATTGGCTTTTTCAACAAAGCTTCGCAAATAACTGGAATACCACTCAGTCCTAATTTGTCTACTTTTGAAAGATTGACACTCTTTAATGAAGCTATAAATCAAATTGGTAAAGCGGATGAGAAAATTCCTTGGGCATTGCAAGATGAAAGAAACAAACTGGAAGCAGCGAGAGGCAATGAGTTAAATAAACGGGCTGAGGGATATAAGAAATCTTATGCACGCCATAAGAATGCTTTAAGAATGGCATCTATGACGTCTCATCAGAGCCAAATTAACACATTGAGAGCGCAAGCTTACAATTCATTCCTTCCATTTGTAAATGGTCAAGGACAAATGAATGAGCTTATGAAGTATCGAAGATTCTTCAAAGAAGCTGTTGCTCTATCGGGAATTAATCCAACAGCCAATATGTCATCTGCCCAAAAGTTAGCTTATCTCAAAACAACTTCGGAATGGATTGCCGCAAACAACAGACAAATTCCTTACCAATTGACTGATGAAATAAGTAAATTGCAGAACGCTATCAGCAAGGAAACTGAAATGCAAAAGCAACAAAAAAGTGTCACAAGCATATCTAGACACCAGAGACAAGCCGATGCATTAAGAACGAAAGCTTCCAATGCTCTTTTGCCATTTGCTAAAAATCAAAGCCAATTAAATGAGCTTATTAAATATCGTAAGTATTTTAAAGCGGCTTCTGTGTTTACGGGAATCACGCCAAGGGCAAATATGTCCGGTGCAGAAAAGCTTTGGCTTCTTAAAAGCGCAACGGAGTGGATGAAAATATCGAATCAGCAAGTTCCATTCCAATTTGTAGATGAAATTAAAAAGCTGGAAGCTGAGAGCAAGGCATTGGCAACGCAGACAAAACAGGAAAGAAAACAAAAAACTTTAGCAAGAGGTGCTGCAAGACATCAAATGCATGTAGCCCAATTGTCAAATGCCGTTCTTCCATTCGTACAGAATAAGGAGCAGCTAAACACCGTAGTAAAAAACTGGAAGTATTTTAGCAAAGCTATGACCACGACCGGCATCACGCCAGTCCAAGGCATTTCATCGCAAAACATGCTGAAGTACCTCCAAAGTGTATCACAGCTGATGCGGAAGGCAAATGTTCAGATTCCTATGCAGTTGCAGACCGCAATCAATAAGTTGCAAGCCCAAGTCCTTCAGGCAACTCAAGCTGCAACACAATTGGCTTCAGCGACAACGGCTGCAACAAAGGCTACATCAAAGATGCAGACCGTAAGGATAGCTGAAAAACCAGTATCTTCTTATGACAGAATAAGAAAATGGGCATATCCTTTCACCGGAAACACTTCTTTCGGTGCAACTACTCCTATGGCTGTTGATATGGCCAAGGGTATGGGTGTCATGTTTGCTGTAGGTGGTGCCATGTCAGCTGTAGGAAATTCATTCAGTGAAGCGATTGAATATCAGAACACGATGCGCACTACCAATGCCATCCTGAAGAATGGTACTGACACATATACACCTTCAGGATTTGCAAGCATGGAACGTACCGTTCGTGATGTAGGTATCAAGACAAAGTTCTCGGCTCCTGAAGTAGCCAGTGCAGCCCGTTTCCTTGCAATGGCAGGTTTTGACATAGAGAAAATCAAGCACTCCATCCAGCCTATTGCCGACCTTGCATTGATTGGTGATACTGATTTGGGTGAAACTGCCGACAAGATGACCAACATCATGACGACCTTCAATATTGCCGGCGAAAAGGTTCGTGAAGCTGTGAATATCATGACCACTACAGCTACACGTTCAAATACTGACTTGATGATGCTTGCTGAATCAGCCAAGTATGGCGGTGGTGTTGCCAGCTTGTATGGAAAGAATGACCCGAACCTATTTGCTGATACAATGGCTTTGTTCGGTATTATGGGTAATGCCGGTATTCAGGCTTCTTCTGCCGGTACTGCATTGCGTATGATGTATCAGAACATCTTCAAGCCGAACAAGAATCAACAGGCGGTATTGGATATGTTGGACAAGGTTTATGGCATCAAAACAATCAATGAAGATGACAGCTATCGTTCCATGTCTGACATATTGACTGAAATTGCCAGAAGGGTTCCTCAAAATGAAATGGCTAAGGTTGTCGGTAACTTGTTTCGCATTACAGCACAACCTGGAGCTGCTGCTGCATTGAATGCTGCTGCACAAGAAGATGGTACTGATGCATCACAAGTTGCAAGTGGCGTTGATGCTGTTTCTGAATTTGTCGGTAAAAATGGTTTGAGTTCATTGGTTGAGCTTATGTTGGCCAACCGTGCATCAGTGACAAGCAACATCTCACAGAACATCGCACTTGAAAAGCAGAATACAATCAAGGGGCTTTGGGCGCAGGTAACTTCTACTTTTACGGAAGGTATTCTGAAAGCTTTTGAAGCCAATACGGGGTATTTTGAAGAAATGCTGGGTAATTTACGTGATTATCTTGCACGTCCTGAAACTGCCCAATTGATTCAGAAACTTTTCGATATGATTGTAAGTATCGGAAAGATGATGGCTAAATTCGTCAAGGTTTGGGTATGGTTCTACGAAAAGTTTGAACCTATTGTAAAGGGCTGGATTTGGGCGCAGATGTTCTTCACTCAGGTTGGTTCGCTTATTACTCCAATAGTTGGGGCTATCAGTGTGTTGGATAGATTGCGTAGCACGTTATTTGCTATTGCAGGAGTAGAAATGACCACAACCGCCACAAAAGCAGCTGCAATCAGTAATGTTGCCGGAAATTTAATTGGCAGTGCTACAAATGTCATGGGCAACATGAGAGGCACAAAGGCGTTGGCATCACGATACCGCAACAATACTGGCAGAGCGGATAAATTTGAAGGGCTTATACTGAGCGAAATGGCTTTGCTGGGATTCTATGGAGCTGCTGCAAATGATATGGTAAATCGTAGAGCTGCTGCTTCTTCTAATGGCAGATTGAAAAAAATCATGCAATTAAAAGAAAAGAGCGAGGTCTATGCTGAAAATATCATAAATGAACGTCTTGCTGTGCGTGAACGAGCTAAACGTATTTATGGCACATGGCCACGTGTAAGTAGAGGGTTCATGTCAGCATTTACTTTTGATCCATTCGTAGGACTTGGCAATTGGTTTAAATCTCTCAAGTCGTTGTTCTCCGGTTTGATGGTGGCTCTTGCAAAGGCGGCTGGGTTATTGGTTAATCCATTTACACTTGCAACTGGAGCCGCAATTGGCCTTGGATATGGAATATACAGACTTTCTCAATATACCAAAGGTACAACTGAAGCTCAGATACAAGCACGTAAAAAGCTCGAAGATGAATATAAAAAATCATTCAGTGCTGAAAATGAGCGACATAAAGGTAATTACGATTTCTTTAGCCAAAATGGTTTGGTTACATCAAGAATGGCTGATTATCAAGAAGAAGCAAAAGAAGTTAAAGAAAAGTACAACAAGTATGCTTCAAGCTATTCATATCTTTTCAGTGAAGAAGCATTTTCAAAAGATGGAGCAAGTCGCAAGACAAATCAATACATGGTTGATATGTCAAGACAGCGATTTGCTAATGACAGAATCATGCGTCTTGCCCTTACTGAAGATGAATATAAAAAACTTCTTGGAGGCGGCGTAGTCATCGCTTCAGAAAAATTTGAGCAAGACATGTTGAAGTTATCCAAAAACATGCCTTTCAATGCTGGAAATTCGCTTAATACAATGGAGTCTGCAATGATATTCAATGCATTTGGCGGCGAAGCGATAGCGGCTCAAAACGAATGGAAGCGACAAGCCACTCTTGCTGTAAAAAATGAAGGAGCGAAGGATAGCAGAGTTCTTCAGGCACAAAAACAGATTGTTGAGTTATACAAAAAGTACGGAAGAGGTGCTGAATTTGTAGAACGTGCAAAATCAATCATAAGCAGTGTTGCAAATCCGTATGACATCAATTTGTATGGCGATGAGTATATCACCAAAGAAAACTTCAACAATCCAAATTTTGACTGGAGTAACCTGAAGTCGTATGTATGGGCTGGATATAATTTGCTGAATGCTGAAATTGAAGGATTGAACGGTTCAATTACTGCCTCACTTGAAGCTCAAGAAAGATTAAAGAAACTTGTTCCGCATAGTGATGAATGGTACAGAACATTGTCGAATGTGCTAAACAATTTCAGAATCATTCGCACTATTGGCTTTAATGGCAAGGAATTTAATGACATTGAATTGTTGATTAAAGCATTACCAAATGGAAATCTTGATTTTAGCAACATTCTTCAACAGCTGAGAGACAAGATTGAAGGTTTTAAGGCTAATACAAAATTGTTCATCGAAATTGCCGACCAAGCCTATCAAATGCTTTATAAGGAAGGACTTGTAAAGGACAACAGTGTTACTGCAAGAAAGGAATTCATCAAGAAAAACATGGGCAACTGGGCCATGTCAGAAGATGAAATTGAGCTTTACAACAATTCAGAAACAGATAATGCGTATGGCTCTATTGAACGTCATGGACAACATGGCTCTGTTTCAATTCCGATGGAACAGATTGGTTGGGTTGAAGAGATGAACGAAAGAAATCAGAGAGCTTTTGGCTATCTGTTAGACCAAGTGGTAAAAGACCCGTCCCAAAAGACAAGTTCAGACAGCGGTACAGTCCCTAATCCTAACCCTAATCCTACATCAGGAAACGGAACGGCAGACCCGACAAAGCAGGATGCTTACGAATCCAAGTACACCGCTTCGGCAGCACGTCCGACCCAAATTGTCCTCAATATAGACAAGATGGCGAACTTTGACCGGACAACGATTGCAGCCAATGCGGAGGAACGTGACATGATGCTGGCATTGGAACAGAAAATGGCAGAAACCGTATACCGAATATTGGCAGAAGCAATGAACAATGCAAGCAGCGTGATGAGAACATAATTGATTGCCCCTCGATGTGAAAGTCGAGGGGCTTTCTTTCACTTGTCCATAAATACTATTAATAATAAAAATAAAATAGACATGGGTTTTAGCTTAAATAATCTCGCAATCACCGCTACAAACAGTGCGATGACCGCTACTATAGGGCATCTTTTTGATACCCTACAGAGCAAGATTGCCAATGGAGGACGTGATTCAAACTGCAAGTTCTACTATAGTGGTCCCGGTGCTGGCGGCTCCATACTTCAGGTTGCCACCAAGGGTATTGTGGGTGGAGCTGTATCTGCACTCAAGGATGAAGCCGTCAATGCGTTCAATTCATTGCTCAATGGAAAGAAAAAAAGCAACACTGACGGAGAGGATTGGTGTGACGATGTTATATTCGAAAATGATGAAGATAGTGAAAAATATGGCAAGTTCCCAATCGAAAATGGTGAAGTTATAGAGGCACTTGATGATTGGGGCAACGTATGTTGTGATGCTTTAATGCTTGGTATTGAAGTGAAAGACCCAATCTTTGTCACACAGCGTTCACGGACTGCTGAAATGAAAAAGGTGAATGGTGGTTGTAAGCTTGATATATCCCATGACAATATTAAAAATATCAAAACCAATTATTTGGTTTGGTATGATACTACTGCATTGATAACCATAAATTCAGACAAGAATATCGTAGTTTCCCGTGTACAAGGCAGGGATTACAGTAGAAAGGAACTTGTTTCCAATGGAGACATTAAATTCTCAGTTTCCGGCCAAATCACCAGTGGAAAGCCTGATGTATACCCGGCAAAGGAAATTAAAAAGTTCATTAAGATAATGCAATACAAGGGCATCATAAAGGTGAACAATGAGGTGTTGGACCAGTTTGGTATCGAACATATCGTTATCACTGACTTCAACATAACTTCAAAGGAAGGATATAAGGCAGTGCAGAATTACACATTCAATGCAATAGGTTTGCAGCCTGAAAAGGAAATTGTAATCAATTATGATACCATTACATTTATCCCGCCGAAACCTATGAACGACAGTTCTGATGACACTGGTTGGGAATCAATGCTGAAGAGCCAACTTGCAGGTCTGAAATCTATGGCCGGAGATTTATTCAGTCAAGGTTTGGCTATTTCTAGCGGTATGTTGGATTCAAAATTATAACAATTATGCCAGATTCATCAAATCAATTGACACAACGCCCTGAAAAGGTGCAGGAACAGCCTTTCAAGTCTACACCTGACTATATAACACATAAGGCTTATGAGGACAAACTTGCAATCCTTGTTTGTCTGATAAAGGTATGGCGACCAAAAGGCAATGACTGGTACAATATTCCGAATGATTGTCTTGTCATCCGTGAATGTGAAAGCATAGAGATTGCCGATTCATGCAAGGAACTTATAAACAAGGCTGTCGTAAAGTTCCCTAGAGGTACTGTGATTCACGTATCAAGTTCAAAGAACAAGACAGTGAAGAGCGGTACTGAAGCTGACAATACGGTCTCCACCCAGGAAATGAAAAAGGCTACCAATGACGGGGAAGTAATCACAACCTCGTCTTCTACCTTTTCGGATGACGGTGTTTCAACCACCTCAATGGCTCCAAATTACGACGACAAGGGTCTCGTTCAATTCAATAGAAGCAAGAATGAAGCGGCCTTGTTGCAACCCAATGATTTGGCAATAGGCAATCGTATTGAAATTCGTCTCGGATATGCTTATTCTGAAACTGAATTTGACAAGATGAATGCCAGTGACGGACTTAATATGGATTTGGTCTTTACCGGATTCATCACTTCCGTTTCAGTTGATACTCCATTGGAAATTGAATGTACCAATATGGCCCATATTCTGACAACCATCGGTGTGCCAAACATTTATGAAAAGGATTCATTGACCGTCAAGGATTTTTTGGATTCGGGAGGTAAATATGATTTGCTCAAAGATACTGGCGTTGAATTGTCAGAAGCAAGCAAGGGTTCGAACATCAGTGTAAAAGGTGGTACAATCACTGACAATCTCACTGTTGCCGATGTATTGAACGAATGGGGAAAAGCCGGTGTTCTATGCATTATGGAGCTTAATCAAAACGGAAAGGCTTATTTGCGTGTAGGGTTGACTTACTATGCAGGTAAGGGAGGTGGAGGAATCCCCAACAGCGACAAGAAATACATTACATATAATGGAGGAAACAATTCTTTGAAAATCATTCAGTTTGACTGGGATGTAGCTCAAGACAAGCTTTCATTGATGCATACTGACAAGAAATACCTTGCTGTAGAGGCTCATGGTACAGATGGAAAGAAATTCTTCAAGTTTACCCTAATCAAGAATCCGAATACAGATGATGAAGGTTGGATTATAGATTCAAGCGGCAACAACAATTATGAAGGGCAATTCCGTATGGTAAACAAGCGTGACTACAAGGATAAAAAAAGTCAGAAGGGTGCCAAAGGAACCAATAGTGACAAGAAAACTGGCGGTCATTTGAAAAACAAGGTAGACCTCAGTCATTACAATGTGGTTCCATACATGTCAACCAAGATAGGCATAACTGAGGACGAATTGATGGAAGAGGCGAAGCAGTATTGGGCATCGTATGTTCCTAATGGTATCTCAGGTTCATTGGTAATCTTCGGGGATGTTTTTGTGAAGCCTACCGATATTGTAGGGTTGATAGACATGAGACAGCCGCACAAGAACGGATATTATTTTGTAGAATCTGTCAATACCACTTTCGGATTGAACGGATATAGAAGGGAATTGAAGATGCCTTTCAAGATAGCAAAGTTTTCAGAAAACGTAAAAATCATCTAATTATGTCTATATCACACGAAGCACATAAGATAGCAGGAGATGTCCGTAGGGCAATCCATGAAATAGCAAGACAAGGAACAACTGATTTGGATGGGGCATTGCGTGGTACACGAAAGATAGTGGGCTATGTCTGTGCCATTCATGAGGATGGCGAACTGGCCGGAACCATCGATGTACAGGAATATAATTTTGAACCCGATGAAACCAATGTGAAGGGTATTCGTCATCACAAAGGTGTTCTTTTGTCTGCCATTCAGGACAATACTGAAGGTGTACTTATCGTTCCAATGCTTTATTCTGAAGTGGTTATCGTTCAGAATCCTCTTGACGGCCATGAATATGTTTTAATGTACAGCCATGCAAAGAGAATTCAGGTCAAAGCCCATGAAGAGATTGGAATTGGTGTGACTGAAGTGGAAGATTTTGTGGAAACCGATGATGGCTTGGAGAAGGATTTTGATGAGCTTGAGCCTACAAAGAACAAGACAAGTACTGTCTATACCGCCACTTCAATTACAGACCAAATAACTTCGCCTGATGATGAGGAAGGATTCAAGCAGGAAAAGACCGTGGAACATAAAATCATCACTGTAGGTAATACCAAGATAACAATTGATGGAGAGAATGTACTTATTGAAACGAGCGGTAAGGTTGAATACAAGATTGGTGATACGGTCTTTACAGAAGAGGAAGGAAAAATAACGGTCAAGACTGAAGATGTGAAGGTCGAATGTACGAACTGTGATGTCAAAGCTGAAAATGTAAAGGTTGAAGCGAATGATGTAAAGGTTGATGGCAAGACAATCACTTTGACAGGTGGCACATTGAAAACCAAGGGACAGAGTGCTACCGACTTGCAAGGCCCGTTCAATCCAATTAAGGTATGCCCCTTCAGCGGTGCTCCGCATTGCGGTTCCACCGTCAGCGGTACATAACATTAAAACAATAACATTATGAGCAAATCATCATTTGCAGCTACCATAATAGACAAGATAAATGCAGCAATCGGAAGAGAAGGTCAGAATTACTCGGAAGGTTCTGCATTTTCTGCAATGGAGGCTGTAGCACAAGGAATCACTGAGTATCTTATTCAGAACACAACAGTAACCATCCAGTATTCAGGTACAATCCAATCTTCAAAACCATCTCCTGACCCGGTTGTTGCAGATATGTTCAGCATTGTCGGCAGTTGTGCTCCTACTGGCCCTTCACAGCATTTTGATGACTGGATAAAGCAGATAGAGTCAAATATAATAGCAGGGTTCCAGCTTGCTCCTATGGGCAATGCAGGGGTTGTATTCCCACAAAAGCCTTTCCTTAATATAGGTATAGACACAATTAGGGAACAGCTTACGGCAGCACATGACGTACTGGATGAAGACCCGCAGCACAAGATTTGGGAAATGGTGTGCGGCGGTATAATGGACTGGATAAACGGGATTGCCATGAATTCCGTTCCAGGAGCCGCCACAAGACCTTCAGCACCTTCTGCCGGAACTGCATCTATTGTTAACATTACCATAACGTAGACGGCTTCTTTTTGGCTGTTCACCCCCTTTTCAATTTCAAAGAATCTTTAACTATTATATATAAACACTGTATTAGATTATGGTTAAAGATTTGATAATAGATATGAAAGAAAGGGACTTGTTGTTTGAAGACAAGTCTAATTCATCTATGCCTATATTTGATGTGGTGTGGGGCAATATCTTGGATGTTGACGATACTGCCGATGTTCTTATTTGCAATGTAATCGTACCTGAAGCATATTGGAGCATGGTCAAGTATACAGACCGTCAGCTCATTATCAGAATCAAATCACCATATATCCCGAATACAAGCACTTTCCGAATCCGTCCAGTAAAACTGAAAGACAACCAATACAGCTTATTTTGGAATATCAGAGGTGAATTCGGGTTGCCGGTAAGCAGTTTTGCACTCAGCAAGAACATTTCGGCTCCTATAAGTGCAAGTATGCTTCCGTTCGTTGACATTGACGGTGAGTTTGTCGTCAAGATGGTTCAGAACGAACAGATGGAAGAACTGGACAAGGCATATATCTACTCATCCAAGGAAACTGACCTAAGCATCAATTACAGCGATGACCAGGCAGCGCAACTTTTGTCTATCTGCAATCCTGGAAACAGCTACAGATACCCTACCACCGGTGTGGGAATCACCCAATATATCAACTCCGTAATATCACATACCGATTTTGCCGAAAAGTTGGAAAACCAGTTTGAAAATGACGGCAAAAGAATAGTGGAAGCCGATTTTGACAATACCAACTGCAATCTTGATGTCCTTTTCATTCATGAAACCGAACAGCAAGATACAGACCTCATTCCAGTTGACGAGCTTGCAATTGACTTCTTCAGCATGTTTGACGACGATTATGTCCGTAGAAACACAGTATTGAATGAAGTTGATGATTTGGATTTTATCAAACTTCTCAACGAATACACGAACTTCCTTGAAATTATCTTCTTCCCTGACCATACCACAACCAAGACAAGGATTGTGGACGATGTGGTTGAAGGTAAGTTTGATGAATATGGAAATATAGTTGAAAGTGACGAGTATTTCATTGTCAAGGCGACACTGGAAGCCAACACGATCATCATGTTCGATAACCCAGGCGATGATGAAATAAAGGATTCTCCGGTATTCGTGATAAATGACATTGATGAAAGCAGACTATACACCTCATTGGTAGAACAGCCTTATTGGATTACTGAATCTTGCCATAAATGCTTCATTCTGCTTAAACGTTCGGTTGTATGCTACATGATTAAAAAAGACGCTTTCAAGGATGAAAAGGGTCTTTACATCATTCCGCAGACAAGCAGCAATGTGAAGAATATGGTTGCCATGGCTCAAGACATACATACTGGTAGATTGCTCGGTATAGTTTCCAACAGCACCAACATCAGTGATATGACATTGGAGGAAATCACGCAATATATCTACGCTATTAAAGAAATCAATTAAAAGATACGATAATGAACAGCAACATAGTAAAAATAGGTAAGGCACTGAAATGGAGAGGTGTATACGACAACTCCAAGAAGTATTATGCTGAGAACATAGTCACCTGCTATGGAGGCGTGTTCCGTCTCAACGTTTCGGTAGCCCAGGGTATTCCTCCATACGAACTGAATGAAGAGGGTTTGCCTACAATCAAAAACAGCGAGACATGGACTTGTCTTGTGGATACCACGTGGATAATCGAATGGGTGCTTGCTTTCAAGAAGTTTAAGAATGAGGCTCTTGCTCGTTTTGAGAAGGATGAAAAGCATATAGATGAACATTGCAAAAAATTGAAAGAGCATCAGAAACATCTTGAAACACTGGATAGCTCGATTGAAGACTTAAAGAAGAAAGATGTTGGACATGAACTTTTGATAAACAATGTCACTAGGACTGTATCTCAGGTAAGCAACAAGGCAGACAAGAATGAGAAAGACATAGCCAATATAAACAAGAAGATTGGTGATTCAGAGCTTACCATGGGTGAACTTCAGAAGCAAATTCAAGCTGCCAACGACAGAATCACCAAGGAAATGGGCGTGCTTACCAATACAATCATTGAACAGAAGAAGGTCATCAACAAGAACACTCAGGAAATTGAAGCACTGAAAAACCAGATAGCTCACTTGCAGAACAGAATCGAACTGATGAGCAAGTACAATTGCTGCTTTAGCGGAGGAATTTGGGACAACGACCTTTACTGGAACAACGATAGCCTTTGGAACAATGGTTATACAAGTGAAGGTGGAGGCACTGTCATCCAGCCCGAAATGGAAGTGATTGGCTATACGGAAGAAACGGGTGAACTGAAAGTGAGTGGTACAGTGGTCAGCTACGACCCCAAAACCGGTACACTTTCCATCATAGACGAAACCAACGTATATGACGAATCTACCGGAACGCTCTATATAGACGGACTTGACGGAATCTACCAGGATGAAATGACTACTACCGGATATGAGGAGGAAGATGGTAATCTTGGGGTGAGCGGTTCAGTTACCGATTATGACGAAGAG